GAAACATTCTTGTCCATAAAGAAGTTTTCATCGTTAGCTGGTAGGGGCCATATTCTGAAATCATCTTGGGTCATGTTATTGAAGACTATGGCTTCAATATGACCTTCCCTTTCACTCCAGCTTTCAGTGTAAGCTCCGGTTCCTGTGAGTGTGGTTTGGATGGTTGTAAATGGATTTGGGACAGTTCCGAAAACACCTTCTATGAATTGACCACTTGTTGTGGTTCTCCACACCGCGCTGTTCAGTTCTCCCTCATTCAGGATCATCAACTGAACGCCTTGGATCTCTGCAGAGACAATCTTTTCGATTGTAGAAGGCTTGGTTATGTTGGGGCCAATGTTGTAGAAAACAATTGTACTGTCATCAACAGAGGTAGCGTTACCTATAGGGTAAGTGAACGTAGTATCGTTCACCTTTCTGATAACCTTACCTCCGCTGAACACGGCTTGGTCACACCTATCTATGTAGATAGCATCGCCAGTAGATAGTCCATGAGCAGTAGACGTTACGATCTTTGCAGTTTTTCCATTAGAAGAAAGTGTCCCTGCTTTAGGGATTCCATTGGAAAAATCTACTTCAGCCGTAACATGGGGATACTCTACAAGACGGATAAACTCACGCTGGGCATCAGAGATATATCGGTTTAACTCCGAATCTTCCCAACGCCTGTTATCACGATCCTGTAAATAATCTTCAACTCGTTGTCTGAGTTCTAGTCGATTCACTGATCAAGTTCGATGACCTGATGCCGTTCAATCGCATTATCCAATTGCTTCTTATCGTATCCTTTAGGCCAGGCAATGACTCTGAACTCAAATCTTCGTCCATGTCTTGCTTCAAGCTGTTGAGATATCTGAGGTTGGAAGTACTTTGTTTCTACGGCATCACTGAGTACGTTTAGATGCTCGATAGGCAAGTATATGGGTTTACCTCTGGGTGCAACAATCGTCCAGGAATTAAGCGTAATAGGCACTGGTCCGTTGTCCCACGCCTCTCTTCCTGTTTGGATTTCTACGATGCACCAACCTTCTGATGGTGCGGCTCCTGGCTCCGCATCCTTCGCCATCTCCATACCATCTCGGACTATGGTAAAAACACCTTGTCCACTTTGCTTATAAGCACCAGAAAGTTTGGACTCCTGTAAAACAGGACCGCCCTTTCGTTCTTGTTTAACTAAACCACCAGCTAATGGCATTTACGTTGTCCAATTAAAGTTGAAAGAGGGGACTTCATGTCCCCTCAACTAAATTACGCCTCAGTGACAGAGGTCTCACCATAAGTCTTGGTGATATACGCAGTATCTGGAGCGAATCTAAAATCAAACCAGATAATCATTTGCCCTGCAGTTGGGACAGTACCGGCTGATGCAATAGTGTAACGAACTACATATACACTTTCGTTAGTATCACCATCGGTAGAAGCTGCTACTGTATGAAAACGTTTTGCAATAGGAGTTTCATGAACCGCTGCAGTACCTTTAATATTTGTAGATGCTAAAATTGCATCGGCTGTATTAACATCACCAATAGTTAGTGCTGCGGAAGTTCCGGTGTTAAAGCTTGTTTTTAGTAAGACAACAGCCTTATCCACAATTGTACCTCTAGGTACAACGAGATCATAAGTCTTTGATGCTACTAAACTTCCACCGGAAATAGTATCCCCAAAATTAATAACAGTGTGTGCCGAGGTTTGTGGCATATTAGATGCCCTAACTTGGATAGAATCCATGCTTACCTTTCAAAAATTAGATATAGTTTTTTGTCAAAAGTAAAAGTGGCTCCAGTGAAGCCACCTTTAAGTCAATTAAATGGCAGATGCACAGCACTCAATGCGGTACAAATACAGATCCTGAAGGATCACACAGGAGTAAAAAGTTTCCCATGCAACAGTTCCGCGCTGTCCAAGAGGGTCTCCTGGTCCAGGCTTAGGTGCGACAACTTTACTTTTGATGGAGTCTTTTCCACCCAAAGTTGCACAACCACCAAAATCTTCAGCCATTATAATGACAGGATAAACATCAGCACTTCCACTGGTATTAACAACATTACTTGATGATGCTCCGGCTCCTTTGAAGCTCTGAGCCTGAGTAGTACCAATGAAACGGATGCCTCTGGCAGATCCCATTTCTCCATCCATTACATCACCTTGGTCAGCATAATTTTCTACTGAAACAAAGCCAGGGATACGCTCAAGGTCAACCCTTAGATCTGGATGACAAATAGCAACATAAGATGCACGAATTGCAGATGTTCCAACACCATCATCGGCATTTAGTTGGTTCATCATTTTCATAGCATCATTACGCTCTAAAGTTCGGATTGCGGCATCCAAAGTAGAGGTAGTTGCGGCTACAGTGGAAGGAAGTGTTCCGTTTTCTCCACCAATGGTAGTGTTAAGTGTATTTCTTGCACTTCCATTGGAGAAACCACGTTGAGTTCCTGCACGAAAAGTTTTGTAAGAAATAAAGTCGAGAGTTTCTCCACACTGTTGCGCCTGTCTTTCAGTTATGATTTTAACCACAGGGTCAGACGCTGCAGCCATTTGGACATCAGTTGTATTAACAAAACTTCCAAATTGCTCCAAAGTGTGCTTTATTGTCGTTTGTTGTAAAACGTCAAATTCCGGTGTAATACCCTCTGCAACTGGAGTATCAACAATCGGAAACCTCTCATACCTTCTGTGACGGATTTCTAATCCTTCACCTTGTGACTTAGTTTCTTTCTGAGCAAAACGTCCAAAAGTTAACAATCTTTTGGCAATAGGGAGCATAGCTTTCTGGATCGTGTAAGCATCATGTGCTGACAAATCTCCATACGAACTCCCAGTTAAAGTACCGGTTCCAGCGTTAATAGGCATAATTGCCTCCTTTCAAATTAAACCTGTGAGGGGATACTGTCCCAAAGCTCATCAGGTGTCATATCTTCAATACGCTTTTCTGGCTTTGGAGTAGCGTTTTTCACTAATCCTGAAGCAGCCTTTCTGCGTTGCTGTTTTTGTTCACTGACTGGTTTAGTTTCCGCAACAGGTTCTGGACGAAACTTTGATTTTCCTATCGGAGAAGATAAGAAATCGTGCATCACAGCTATGTGATCTCTCGCTACCTTTGCGACATCTTTACCATCCAATGTTTGTGTCATGGCCTGTTCCCTTATGGGAGATGCCATCACAAAATCGTAAAACTCATCTGACTTGTCGATATCCCTAAAGTCTTCCCCTATATACTGTCTCATCAGTTGTTGATGGGTCAGTGCTTTCTGTTGATGATCGTATTGTGCAATCCTGTCCTGCATCAGCTTCAGGGTTTCCTGTTGCTGATTCATCGGATCGAACACATTTTTACTAGCCATCTTATTGACTTCCTCCATAGCCATCTTCTGGGCTACAGCAAGGATGTCAGGAAACTCTTCGGCTACCTTTTTCTCATCATCCGTTAAAGCATAAGGATTAACTTTAGGTTCTTCTTTCCTAGCTTCCGTTTTTGGCTTCTGTAGATCCTGGTTTAACTTGAGATTCTGTATCTGGAGAGTCATATACTCATCTCTGAGTTTTGACTGTTCCTCGTTTCTCCGGTGAAATTCCCTTTCTAGGTCTTTGTACCTCTTCTCGTAGTCATGTTTAGGTTCTTCAGGTGTGGCCTCGACTTCAGCTACTTCATATCCATCAGTAGATTCGTTTTCTGGCCCTTCAGCAACTGGCTCCTCAACTTCAACAGTCTCCTGTTCCTGGTTCTCAGGCTCAGATGTAACTTTTTCAGTTTCGGTTGCTCCAGCTTGCGCCCAAATCTCATCTGCGGTTAGTTCAGGAGTGCCATCTTGGTTCTGTACTTCCTCAGTTTGATTTTCGCTCAAATGTTAGGTCCGTAAAATGTTAAAAACTAATCATAAAGTTTAATAATCTCTTCGAGTGCTTGCACACGCCCCACTACTAAATTGTGCATTGCTTTTGATCTGTCATCGATTACTAAATTATCAAACAGTACTTGTTTTTCTTGCTCTATAACTATATTTACTATTTCTTTAAAAGTTTGCCAAGCAGGATCTCTAAACCAACGATCTAAATTGGCTACGTTAGCGTGCTGACGGATTAGCTCTCTGCTGATCAATTATGTCTCTCCCTGTTAGTCCACCAGCTTGTCTTTCTTCAATCCCTTGATTCATTTGTTGAATCTGTTGGTTCATTTGAGCATTTTGTTGCGGTGTCATCCCAGACTGTTGCGCTTGCATCATCGCTTGTTCTTGGGCCTGTTGTGCTTGCATCTGTTGCTGTTGCTGTTGCTGGGATTGCTCTTGTTTTTCTTCATTCAGTAATGTGGAAAAAGCGTAATAATCTGGTATCGGATCAAGTAATACTTGGCCTCTTGACATAAGCATTTGGCGTTCTGCTATTTGTGACTGCCTAATATCTTCAGATGTTGCTTTTTTCTCATCCAAAATTGCTTTGTCTTTTTCAAAACCAGATCTCAATTCTAATTCTTGTTGGAGCATTTGAATTTTCATTTGCTCCATTTGTTGTGCTTGCTGTTGCTGTTGTTGTGCAGCTTGTTGTTGTTCCTGTTGAACCTGTTCTTCTGTTTTTAAAATCTTTTCAGGGTCCAGGTTGAATGCGCGAACTAATGGTTGTGTAAATGACTCATAATTTATGTACTGTTGCAGTTGAGGCATATTGCCGATCGTCTGAAGAAAATTCAGTAACTGGGTATTGTGAATTTCCTTACTGACATACTGTGTCCACCCAGTACTAATTGCTTCGTAGTCCCCTTTAATCCCAATTTCCTCGCTATCTACCATCAGCCAGTGGTAAATCCCAGTGATACAGGAGGTCAGCATATCGGAAATACTTCTAACTACATCCGCAGTTTGCTTGTTTGCATTACTGTTAAGGATTGACATCCCAGTAGCCGTGCGAGTCTGGGATGGACTTTGATCTCCGTAACCAATTGCGGTTTGGCCTGAATCCAGATCCGCTTCGCGCTCAAGCATCTGGATCATAGGAGTCAGGCCATTGGTAACATCTGGTATCACCACAGACGAAAACGCATCTGACACCGCATTCCCTGCTCTAATTTTAAATTGTTTACCTGGATAAATCGTTTCTGTGTCACTCCCAGCTTCCAGTGCTGACGGATTGACAACAGTCAATGGAGTGGCAGAAAGGGTCTTTCCTTCTACCATCATGGCGTAACAAAAATTTGTCAGTGCCTGGACATCTCTTATGCTGTAGTAGATT